AGAAACTTTAAAAAATTATACGATGACTCAGATGTTACAAAAAGAAATGCCAATGGACAAACTCGTTCAGGACTCTATTCTTTGTTCATTCCTATGGAATGGAATTACGAGGGATACATTGATTCTTATGGCTACCCTGTCTTCGACACGCCATCAAAAAAAGTGCATGGACCTCATGGAACACCGATCAAGCTTGGGGTTGTTGAATACTGGGAAAATGAGGTAGAAGGTCTTAAAAACGATCAAGATGGATTAAATGAATTTTATAGACAATTTCCTCGTACAACTAAACACGCGTTTAGAGATGAATCTAAAATGTCTTTATTTAATTTAACAAAAATATACGAACAAATAGATTATAATGAAGATTTATCTCATAAAAACTTAGTTACTCAAGGTAATTTTTCATGGGACAACGGTATAAAAGACACAAGAGTAAGTTTTGTACCAAATAAAAATGGAAGATTTTTTATAACATGGGTTCCTAATTATAGCTTACAAAATAGAGTTACAGTAAAAAACGGAATTAAATACCCAGGCAATGAGCATTTAGGTGCTTTTGGCTGTGATAGTTACGATATATCTGGAACGGTAGACGGTAAAGGATCCAATGGTTCTTTACATGGTTTAACTAAGTTTAGCATGGAAGACGCGCCACCAGATCACTTTTTTTTAGAATATATAGCTAGACCACAAACAGCTGAAATATTTTTTGAAGATGTTTTAATGGCTTGTGTGTTTTATGGTATGCCAATATTAGCAGAAAACAATAAACCAAGATTATTATATCATTTTAAAAGAAGAGGATATAGAGGTTTTAGTATTAATAGGCCAGATAAAGTTTATACAAAATTATCTGTAACAGAAAGAGAAATAGGCGGAATACCTAATTCAAGTGAAGATATAAAGCAAGCTCACGCTGCTGCTATAGAATCTTACATAGAAGATGCGGTAGGTTTTTTAGGTGAAACTTGGGGAGATTTATATTTTCAAAGAACATTAGAAGACTGGGCACAATTTGATATAAACAATAGAACTAAGCACGATGCTTCTATTAGTTCTGGACTAGCAATAATGGCTTGTAACAAAAATAGATACGCGCCTGTAAATGCTACTGTAAGAAACCCTATAAGTTTAAATTTTAAAAAATACAATAACAAAGGCTCGATTTCAAAAATAATAAAATAAATGAATATATACACAAATCCAAATAGTGCTTTCCCTAGCCAAGTTGTTAGCGAGGAAGAAAAAAATTCATTAGAATACGGGCGTAAAGTTGCAGAGGCTATTCAAGGTGAATGGTTTAGACAAGGTGGTGAAGGAAATAGATTTGCTAGTTCTTTTAATAGATATCATAGTTTAAGATTATACGCAAGAGGAGAACAACCTGTGCAAAAATACAAAGACGAGTTATCAATAAATGGCGACATGTCTTACATGAATTTAGACTGGAAACCAGTAGCGGTTGTTTCTAAGTTTGTTGATATTGTTACTAATGGTATATCAGATAAAAATTATGATATAAAAGCATATGCTCAAGATCCTTCTTCTATGCAAAAACGTACTAAGTACGCTCAAGGATTATTAGAAGATTTAGTAACTAAGCCATTTGATGACAAGGTAAAAAAAATGTTTGGTATTGATTTAACAAATAACAAAACCGAAGACTTGCCTCAAAATGAAGAAGAATTAGAACTTCACATGCAGCTTTCTTATAAGCAGTCTGTAGAAATGGCAGAAGAAGAAGTTATTAATAATGTTTTAGCTAAAAATAAATTTGACGAATTAAAGAAAAGATTTAATTATGATCTAACAGTCATAGGTGTTGGAGCTGTTAAAACAAATTGGAACAAAGCAAATGGAATAACTATCGACTACGTTGATCCTGCTAGAGTTGTATATTCTTATACAGAAGATCCTAATTTTGAAGATATATATTATGTAGGTGAAGTTAGATCAATGACTATACCAGAAATTAAAAAACAATTTCCAGACATTAGCGATGAACAATTAGAAAGAATTCAACAAACACCTAGTAATAGATCTCAAACTTTTGGGTGGCAAACATATGATCCTAACACTGTTCAGGTTTTGTTTTTTGAATACAAAACTTACAACGACCAAGTATTTAAAATAAAACAAACAGATCAAGGTCTTTTAAAAGCATTAGAAAAACCAAGTACATTTAATCCACCTATAAGCGATGGGTTTGAAAGAGTATCAAGAACTATAGAAGTTTTATACAAAGGTGCTAAAGTTTTAGGTAACAATGAAATGTTACAGTGGGAGTTAGCCAGAAATATGACTAGACCTACAGCCGATACTACAAAAGTCGAAATGAGTTATACATTGTGCGCGCCTAGAATGTATTTAGGTAAAATTGATTCGTTAGTTAGTAAAATAACTGGTTTTGCTGACATGATTCAATTAACACATTTAAAACTACAGCAAGTTATGTCTAGAATAGTACCAGACGGTGTATTCTTAGACATGGATGGTTTAGCAGAGGTTGATTTAGGTAATGGCACAAACTATAATCCAGCGGAAGCATTAAATATGTATTTTCAAACAGGTTCTATAGTAGGTAGATCATTAACTCAAGAAGGAGAATTAAACAGAGGCAAAGTTCCAATTCAAGAACTTAGTAGCTCTAGCGGTCAAGCTAAAATACAAAGTTTAATACAAACTTATCAGTATTACTTACAAATGATACGTGATGTAACCGGACTTAATGAAGCTAGAGACGCAAGCACTCCTAACAAAGATGCTTTAGTTGGTTTACAAAAAATGGCTGCAAATGCCTCAAACGTAGCCACTAGACATATATTAGACGCAAGTCTTTGGTTAACACTTAGAACGTGTGAAAATATTTCTTTAAAAGTAGCTGATTCTGTATCTTACCCATTAACATTAAATTCTTTATTAAATAGCATATCTATTTATAATACAGAAACATTAAAAGAAGTATCAAAACTTAACTTACACGATTTTGGTATTTATTTAGAACTTGAACCTGATGATGAAGAAAAAGCTCAATTAGAACAAAACATTCAAATTGCATTAAAATCACAAGGTATAGATTTAGAGGACGCTATAGACTTACGTCAAATAAAAAATCTTAAGCTAGCCAATAATATGCTAAAGGTTAAGCGTAAAAAGAAACAAAAGCAAGATCAAGCCAAGCAAGAAAAAATGATTCAAGCTCAAGCAGCTGCTCAAGCGCAAACAGCAGAAAAAACAGCTATGGCCGAAGTTCAAAAACAACAAGCTATTACACAGTCTCAAGTGCAGCACGATCAAGCTAAGTCTCAAATGGAAATGCAACGTATGCAAATGGCTTCGCAAATTAAGCAACAAGAAATGGAAATACAGTTTGGCTATGATTTACAATTAGCTAACGTTCAACTTGGTGCTGTAAGAGAAAAAGAACAATTTATTGAAGATCGTAAAGATAGACGAACTCAAATACAAGCAACGCAACAAAGCGAAATGATTAGTCAAAGACAAAATGACTCTTTGCCTACAAACTTTGAACCTGCGCCAGATATGGGTGGGTTTGGTATGGATCGATTAGAGCCATAACAATTTTATTAATAATTATATAATATTTTATCATGTCAGAAACAAAAGAACAAGAAGCGCCTCAGGAAGGTGACTTTAAAATTAAAACAGCTAAAAAAACTAAACCTAAACAGTTTAATGAACCTAGCAACAATGTAGCTAAAATAGATTTATCTAAAATTGACAATACTCAAGGTGAGGTTGTTGATAATGTTACTAAATTAGATTTAACAAAAATACCAAAAGACGATGCCATTCAAATCGGAGAAACAGAGACGGTGGATGTGGGCGAACAAACCGGAGATAGCGTTAAGCTGGACACAGAAGTACAAGAGCCCGTTAAAATTGGTGAAACTAAAGAAAAAGACGAAGTAGTTATAAGTGAAGTAACTGAAGAAGTTAAAGAAGAACCATTAGAATATACTGCGCCAAAAATAGAATTACCAGAAAACATTGAAAAACTAGTTGACTTTATGAAAGAAACTGGTGGTACAATAGATGATTATGCCAGATTAAACGCTGATTACACTAATGTAGACAACGATGTTTTATTAAAAGAATATTACAAAAAAGCAAAACCTCATTTAAACGAGGAAGAAATAAACTTTATCATGGAAGATAGCTTCAAATATGATGAAGATGAAGACGAGGAGCGAGACATCCGCAAAAAGAAACTCGCAAAAAAAGAAGAGATTGCAAAAGCTAAAGGTTTTTTAGAAGACTTGAAAAAAGAATATTACGACGAGATTAAGTTAAGACCGGGCGTAAATCAAGAACAACAAAAAGCTGTAGATTTTTTCAATCGATACAACGACGAGCAAAAGTTAGCTAAACAAAGACACGAAAAGTTTTTAAACGACACTAAACAAATTTTTTCTGATGATTTCAAAGGTTTTGATTTCGAAGTTGGAGAAAAAAAGTATAGATATGGAGTTAAAAACCCGAAGAAACTTGTAGAAAATCAATCAAATATTAACAATATTATTGGGAAGTTCCTAGATAAAGAAGGTAATGTTAAGGACACGAAAGGTTATCACAAAGCTATGTACGCTGCTGAAAACATTGACAATATTATAAGTCATTTTTATGAGCAAGGAAAAGCAGACGGTGTTAAAAACATTGTTGAAACTTCTAAAAATCCAGACACAAATGTAAGAAAAACATCGTCAGGAGAAATGTTTATAGATGGTTTTAAAATTAAATCTGTTGGAGGTGTAAGTAGCTCAAAGTTGAAAATTAAAACACGTAAATTTAACAATTAAAATTAAAACTAAAAATTATGGGAATATTAAGTCCTCAATTTGGAAGTTTAGTACCTTCACAATCACAGCAATTAACAACAGGAAATTACCTACAATGGACCAACAACGGTGGTGCAGGAGCGGTACCTGCTAATTTTGCTGACTTCGCGCAACAGTATTTGCCTGAAGTTTATGAAGCTGAAGTAGAGAGATATGGAAATAGAACTCTATCTGGTTTTTTAAGAATGGTTGGTGCTGAAATGCCAATGACATCTGATCAAGTAATTTGGTCAGAACAAAATAGATTACACATCGCTTATGACAACTGTACGTTGGCTGCTGGTGGTATACTTTTAAATGTAGATCCAGGCGGAGCTGCAAATATTACTAACACAATTTATCCTAACATGACAGTAGTTGTTATGGATCCTGCAAACCCTGCTGGAGCTGTTCACTGTTTTGTTGGTAGATCTGGTGCTGGAACAAACCCTGGTGGTTTAGGCGCAAACGTAGTAGAACTTTATCCTTATGACGCTGCTTTTGTTAGTGGTGCTGCTGCTAACGGTGCTCCTATAACAGGACTAAAATGTTTTGTTTATGGTTCTGAATTTGCTAAAGGTTCTGGACTTGCTGCTGCTCAAGGTGGTAACGGTGGTGTTGTAGAAGAAAGCATTACTCCTTCTTTTACACAATTTTCAAACTCTCCAATCATTATTAGAGATAGATATGCTATATCTGGTTCTGATACTGCACAAATTGGATGGATTGAAGTTGCTACTGAAGACGGTCAATCAGGATACCTATGGTATTTAAAAGCTGAATCTGAAACTAGATTACGTTTTGAAGATTACTTAGAAATGAGTATGATTGAAGGTGAACTAGCTCAGGTATTAGGTGGTAACTCTTTTGGTACACAAGCTGCTGCAGGTGCTGCTAACTTAGGTGCTACTGGATTTAGCGCTGCTATATCAGCAAAAGGTACACAAGGTTTATTCTCTGCTATAAACGCAAGAGGTAACGTACTTTCTGGTTATGCTGGATCATTGCAAGACTTTGATACAATCTTAGAGAATTTAGATTCTCAAGGAGCGATCGAAGAAAACATGATGTTCTTAGATAGAAAAACTGAGTTATTATTTGATAACATGTTAGCACAACAAAACTCTTACGGAGCTGGAGGTACATCTTACGGTGTATTTGAAAACTCTGAAGAAATGGCGCTTAACTTAGGTTTTTCTGGATTTAGAAGAGGTTCTTATGACTTCTACAAAACTTCATGGAAATATTTAAACGACGCATCTACAAGAGGTGGTTCTTCTAACTTTGTTAACGGTGACAATATTGATGGTGTAATGATTCCTGCTGGAACATCTACAGTATACGATCAGTTACTTGGAACAAACATTAGACGTCCTTTCTTACATGTAAGATACAGAGCTTCTGAAGCTGATGACAGAAGAATGAAATCATGGCTAACAGGTTCTGTTGGTGGTGCATTTACTTCTGCGTTTGATGCAATGGAAGTAAACTTCTTATCAGAAAGATGTTTATGTGTACAAGCTGCAAATAATTTCGTATTATTTACTGCTTAATATTTATGTAATTCTTACCCTCGTTATATCAACGGGGGTAATTATTACTTTTACCAATTATTTAATTATATTATATTATGTTAACAAAAAAACAAATAAACGCCGTAGAGGCAGAAAAAAACTGGGAAGTAAAACCTAGAAATTATTATTTAACTAGAAATAGAAAACCAGTTACATTTACACTAAAATCAAAACACACAGATAAATATCCTTTACTGTGGTTTGATCCTGAAAAAAACGAGCAAAGAGCTTTAAGATATGCAACTAATCAAAATACTCCTTTCCAAGATGAACAAAAAGGAGAGGTTACATTAGGCCATATAATGTTTAGAGATGGCTCGCTTATGGTTCCAAAAGAACACCAAGCTTTACAAAAGCTTTTATCTATATATCATCCAGACAATGGTTTAAGATATAACGAATTCAAACCAGCAGAAATTGCTAAAGATGAATTAGTTGATTTAGAAGTTGAATTAATGGCTATGAATGTTGCAAAGCAAATGGAAATTGAACAAGTTGAAGCAATATTAAGAGTCGAGCACGGATCAGAAGTTTTGAATTTAAGTTCTAAAGAATTAAGAAGAGATGTTTTAATTTTCGCAAGAAACGAACCTAGAACATTTATAGCGTTAGCACAAGATGAAAACGTGATGCTTAGAAACTTTGGTTTAAAAGCAATGGAACAACAAATAATTGACTTATCACCAGATCAAAAAACTTTCAAATGGAAGAAAAATGGTAAAAAGTTAATGACTGTACCTTTTGATGAAAACCCATATACAGCACTAGCCGCGTGGTTTAAAACAGACGAAGGAGTTGCAGTTTATAAATCTATAGAGAAAAAGATCTCTTAACCTGTAATACTAATATATAGGGTTCGTTAATCCGAGCCCTTATATTATAACAAATACAATAGCATGATAAACGTAGATACTGTATATAAAACAGTTTTATTAATACTTAACCAACAACAAAGAGGATATATGACACCTGATGAGTTCAACAAAGTTGGAACTCAAGTGCAATTAAATATATTTGAAAAGTATGAAGACGATTTAAATCAACAATATCGCATGCAACAAAACGACACGGAATATGCGAATCGTGTTAAAAATATTGAAGAAAATTTACAATTCTTCCAAAGAACCGGCACAACAACTGGAACTAATCCTTTTACTTTAGTACCTGGCACAACAACTTATAACGGAGCAGCTCTTACTGATGTTATATACAGACTAGGTACTATTTATTCAAGTGGTATTCAACTAACTCAATATTCACAAAGGAACGAAATAACACAAATACTACTTTCTCCTTTAACACAACCTACTAATGATTTTCCCATATATTTGTATGAGAATAATTTAATTTATGTATATCCTACTACTATAACTACCGGTATTACTTTTTCTTATTTAAAAACTCCACAACCAATAATTTGGAATTATTCACCTGGTACATTAGGTCAATTTGAATATTCATCAACTGGATCAGTTCAGTTTGAGTTAAATGTGTCAGAACAAACAAATGTTATAACTAGAATATTAGCTTATGCTGGAGTTATAATAAATGATCCTACTATCATTCAAGTAGCTGCTCAAGAAATAGCGCAAGAAGAACAAAACTCTAAAATTTAAAATATGTCTACACCTAATGGCGGTTTAATTACTGAAACTAATGTACAATACTACGCTGGTGCACAGCAGTTTTTTATATCTCCAGCTGTAGATAGAGTTACAACTACTTTTAATACAAATTTAGTTTTAGGTAGCGCTACTAGTTGGAACCCTATTGATCCTGATTTTGCTTTAAATAACTTTAGACTATATACAAGTACTAACGGTAGAACATGGATAGAATACATAACAACTTACCAAGTTATTGGTAATACTATTATTTACCCAGCTAATCTACCTTTAAACACTTATGTTAAAGTACAATTAAAACAATCAGCTGTTGAAAATAATTATGGAGGTTATGAATATACTAAATTAAAAGATTTAATTAATGGTTTTATGGTTGCTTATGTTGGCGAAGATAAACTTATACCTAAGGTAAGAAGAACTGATGTTATATTTCACGCTAAACGTGGATTACAAGAATTTAGTTACGATACTTTAAAAAGTATTAAATCTCAGGAATTAAATATACCTGCTGGATTATCTTTACCAATACCACAAGATTATGTGAACTACGTAAAAATGTCTTGGATAGATGCAGCTGGTGTTAAACACACTATATATCCTACTCAACTAAGTAGCGTTCCATCTAACACGCCTATACAAGATAACCTAGGAAAAATTGTTCAAGATCAGTTTGGAGAAAACACAGAAGGCAGCTCATTAACACAAGAGAGATGGGAAGGTCATAATCCTGCTGCTATTACTGGCGGCGGTGCTGCAATGAGTTGGAATAACGGAATGTATGACTGGTGGGGTATGAGTAGCTGGGGATATGGTTTTCAAAACTATGGACAAAGATACGGAGGAGATCCTGTTAATATGAACGTTAATGGTTGGTTTTCTATAAACGAAGCTCAAGGTAATATAAGTTTTTCTAGTGATTTAAAAGGTAAACTTATAATACTAGAATATATTTCTGATGGTTTAGCATATGAGGAAGATGTAAAAATACCTAAATTAGCAGAAGACGCTATGTACTCTTATTTAAACCACGCTATATTATCAAGCAGAGCAAACGTTCAAGAGTATATAGTACAAAGATATAAAAAAGAAAAATTTGCTAAATTAAGAAACGCTAAAATAAGATTATCTAATATTAAGCTAGACGAAATCATACAAGTTATGAGAGGTAAGTCTAAATGGATTAAACACTAATACATGGCAGAAATTAAAAATACCTTTTTAAAAGGTAAAATGAATCAAGATCTTGACTCTCGATTATTGCCTAACGGTGAATATAGAGAAGCTATAAACTTAATGATTAGTAGATCAGAAGGATCAACCGTCGGTGAGTTTGAAAATGTTTTAGGTAACACTTCTATATCTAGTTTAAATGGAGACAATGCAGTTATAATAGGTCATTATGTAAATGAAACAACTAATAAAGTTTATTTGTTTGCTACTAATTATAACAATGTAGATGGAGTAAGATCTACAAGTGCTGATAATTTTATATATGAACTAAACCTCAACACTAATGTAAAAAAGACTTTAGTAACAGGTGGATTTTTAAATTTTAATAAATCTTTTCCTATTTTAGGAGTTAATCTTATAGAGGATTTATTATTTTTTACTGATAATTTAAATCAACCTAGAAAAATAAATATAGATTTAGCTAATCCAGGTAACATAACAACGCCAACTCATTATCAAAATGAAGATCAAATATCTGTAGCTAAGTATGCACCATGCGAACCTATAATAGTTTTAGATAGAGTTAGATTTGATATAAAAGGTGGCGCGGTTAATAATGTTACTGTAATTGGTGTTGATGATGTTGCTGGTATAAAAATAGGTGATTCTGTGTCTCCATATGATGTTATTGCTCCATCTGGATTTCCAAGTCCATCCGCTCAATGGAACAAAGCTAATTATGTTATAGCTATTAATCCAACTGCAAGCTCTTTAACACTGTCTGAACCTATGACGGCGCCTAATGGTTTTGAATTATTAGCGCAAAGACCTACAATGACAAACAAAACATCAGAGCTTTTGTCTAATGGTATTAAAACCTCATTAACTGTTGATGCTGGTCCTATTTATAGTATATTAGTAGATTCTACAAATGATTCACCAGACATAATACCAAAACCAGGTGACATAATAATTGATACAGCTAATCCATCAACAATACTTTCAAACACAACTATACTTACTGCTAATGCTAGTTATGCTAGTGCAACTAAAACTAAATGGACATTAACTTTTTCAAAAACAATAACTTCAGCTACTGGTGCCGTTGTAAAAATAGGAATAAACCAAGATTATGATAATGCTTGGAGAGGTGATGCTGCTTTTTTAGAAGATAAATTTGTAAGGTTTAGTTATAGATTTAAGTTTGAAGACAATGAGTACTCTTTAATGGCTCCGTTTACTCAACCAATGTTTATACCAAAACAATTTAGTGAATTTGGTGCAGGAGGAAATACTAATACAGTTGACATGGACAATGCTTACAAGTCTACTATATTAAATTGGTTTGAAAACAATATTGAAAATATTGTATTAAAAACACCTATGCCTTATTCAAGCCCAGCTTTAAACGTATCTAAACTTCTTATAACAGATATTGATTTATTATATAAAGAATCAGACGCTTTAGCTGTAAAAGTATTAGACACTGTAGATGTTACATCATTACCAAACCAATCAACAAATTTTCCAAGCTTGCCTTTTAAAGATCCTGTTAATGGCACTGTTAGTACTTATTATTATTCTTATGACTATGCTTCAAGTAAACCATACAAGACGTTACCACAAGGCCAAACCACTAGAGTTTATGATAAAGTACCAATAAAAGCTTTAGCACAAGAAGTAATAGGTAATAGAGTTGTATATGGTAATTACGTAGACAAACATAGTGGTCCTGATTCAATACCTTTTAGTGCTTTAGTTGATAAAAAAAGACCATATAATCACAACTTTGTTCAATACCCTTATCATAACTTAAAACAAAATAGAACCTATCAAGTTGGTTTTGTGCTGTCTGATAGATATGGAAGACAATCAGATGTTATATTATCTTCTTACGATAATGTAGATGGCACTCAAGGTTCTACTATTTATTCTAACTACAACACATACACTGAACAAAACGCTGATCCTATAATTAATTGGCTAGGAGATACGTTGCAAGTTAAAATAGATAGCGCTATAGGCACTCAAACTGGTTCATCTTTTCCAGGACAACCTGGTGTTTGGAACGCAACAACTAATCCTTTAGGGTGGTATTCTTACAAGGTGGTTGTTAAACAACAACAACAAGAATATTACAATGTTTATTTGCCAGGATTTGTAAATGGTTTACCTATAGCTGGAAGTGAAGATGAAAATGATACTTCTTTTTCAGTTTTACTTAGCGATAATATAAACAAGGTTCCTAGAAATTTACAAGAAGTTGGCCCAACAGATACAGAATATAGCAGTGGTGAGCTTTTGTATATTAGAGTAAACAATCCTGACATAAACGGCAGAAACAATAGGCCTTATGGGTATCCATTAAAATTCACTCCTTGGAACAAGCAATACTTTCCAGGTTTTGAAGATCAAGAAGTGTTATCTATAGCAACGGTTAGAGATATGGAGATACAAGGTATACCTTTTGTTAGTAATGCTCCTCAAGGAGATTATGGTCGAGTTGGTACTGCTAATACTAACCCTGTTGGAGGCACACCTTCCGCAGCTACCCCTGTAAGCATTGGATCAATACCGTGGGGAGTTTCTCCGGTAGTTCAGCCTTTTTACAATGCTGATTTAAATCCTTTTGCTATAAAAATAGATACTACTGCAAATGGAAAAGTTGCTTTAAATGATATTGATGTTCCTACTGTGCCAGGTGGCGTTGGAGCAATAACAAACGCAAACGCTTTAGGTGCTGCAAATATTCAAAGTATGGTGCCTTTTTTAAGTGTTGCGGAAACTAAACCAGTTTATTCTTTATTAGAAATATTCTGGGAAACATCTTTACAAGGAAAACTTAATACTTTAAACAACTTAATAAACTCGCAAGAACCTGGAATTACAGCTTTAACTAGCTCTTCTGCTTCTTTTTCAGAAAGCGCTGGAACTAATACTAAAATAGGTCAAAGCATAAGTTTTGTAACAGGAGGCGGAACAACAATAGACAATAATGCTTTATTAACTGTTAGCTTAGAGTCTGCTTTTACACAAGATAACGCTAGTTCTGATGTAAAAAGTTTATTTACATTGACCTATTCAGGTTTAGATGCTTCTTATGATTTAGACACCGCTGGTCCTACTTTTTGGTATGGGACTGGTACAGCAAGCACACCATCAAATGGTATATATAACATTACTATAAAAGTAATATACACACCGTCAGGAGGCGTTTCTTATACAAGTTACATGCCTTATGTCGCTACCTTACAAAATGTAGCCCCTATATTTGATGACTGTTCTAATCCAACTGGTATAGAATCAACAACAACAACAATAAAAACTTTTACGGCCAAAAACGGAAGCGCTTATGTCGCTAATCAAACACAACAATTAACTTTTGATTTAGATCCATCTCAAGCTAATTACTCTTTAATTAATTCTCAATTTAACATGAGTACTAACGGTGTATTAACTGTAAATCCTAGTGTTTTAGTAGATTTATCAACGTACACGGTTGTGGCAAGAGTAAGAGATGCAAACGGCGCAGGATTATCAACTACTTGTTCTATAACTTTTACAGTTGGTGTTCAACATGTTAATAGAGTTATATGCGAAGGAAGAGAAGGTTCAACCCCTACTGATTGTGGTAAAAGTCTTCAAACAGTATTTTTAGCGTCAGCATCAACACCTACGTTTAGTTGGCCAATAACAGTTCAGTCTCAAGCAAACCCTAATAATAACATTTCTTTTCCACAACCAAACTTTAACTATAATGCTAGAGCTTCTTATACCGCGGCTGGAACACCTACAACAGGCGCTTTAACACAAGGTGTTATGTTTTTAAGACCAACATTAACTTCAACTTTAAACCCAGGTAGTAGTTTAGTAGAGGTGTATTACACAATACAGCGCAGAAATTTAGGAGGAACAACTTGGTCTCAAGCCGTAGACACTAGCAATAATGTTATAAACGCTATAAAATTATCTGCTTCAAACGGAAACCCTGACAGTGATACAAAAAACTTTAGTATTCCTGGAGAATATAGAGTAGTATCAACAAACATAAGTGGCGAAGGATGCTCTGCTGGTAGTGGTACCGCTGCTTTCTTTGTAGACTTTGGAGACGCTACTTATTCAAGTGGCGCTTGCACTGGTCCACTGTAATAATCAATAAAAACAAGTAATTAATATAATATGCCATTAACACTAGAAGTTTCTTATTTTAACTCATACTATGTGAAGAAATTAGCAGACGTTCCTTACATACCTAGTATAAATATAACAAGAACGGCTAACGGCACTCAATCTAGTGTGGCGGTTGGTCAAGCTGTTAATTTTAACACTGGACTTACTGTAGCTGTAGGCATGTTTATAACTGGAGCAGGTATAACTTTACCTACTAAGGTAACAGCTTTGGCAAACAATGATTCTTTTAGGTTTGACCAGGTTTTAAGTGTAACAAATTTAGCCTCATATACATTTGGTTATGACTGGACAGGACCACAAACTTCTAACCCAGATGAAGATTGGTACATAGAAGAATCACGCATTAGAGGGGGTTATAATAATACTTCCACTGATTATGGTGTTAAAGCTTATTTAGTTGAAGAACAAGATGCCCAGACGCGCAGAGGAAGCTCTCTTATATACTCTGGTATATTTAATTCAAGAACTGGTATTAATCAAACAAATCAATTTAGTGTAGCAGAAGAAATAACTAGAAGTGTAGACCCAATAAGTGGTTCAATACAAAAGCTATTTGCTGAAGATACTAACTTACTTATATTTCAAGAACGCAAAGTTAACAATGCTTTAATAGATAAAGACGCTGTGTTCACAGCTGAAGGCTCTGCAATAACTACATCAGGTAAATTAGTAATAGGACAAATAACGCCTATTGCAGGAAACTGGGGTATAAGTCAAAATCCAGAATCATTCGCGTCATATGGTTATATGAAATATTTTGTTGATAAAAACAGAAACGCAGTATTAAGATTAGCTGGAGGTAATATAACAGAAATATCAAATTACGGTATGATAGATTTCTTTAGAGATACGTTATCCTCTATTACTAGCACAGGCGTTGTATTAGGCGCTTTTGACAATTATACCCAATGTTATGTTTTATCTATACAGCCGCTTAATAGATACGAACCAGATGGAACTTTATACAAAACTTTAAATTTTGACGAAAGAACAAAAGGTTGGACTAGCTTTTTTACATATAAGCCAGACGCAATGTTTAGTTCCCAAGGTAGTTTTTATTCAGCAAAAGATAAATCAGACGATAGTAGAATATTCAAACACTATACTAATCAAACTAGGAATAGTTTTTATGGCTCAACAAGTAGTTCGTCTGTTCAATTTGTATTTAACCCATCGCCTAACAATGTAAAAACATTTCAAACGATAAACTACGAAGGAACTAGTGGCTGGGAGGTTACTTCTTTTCTTTCTGATGAAACAGGTTTTAGTTCTGTTAGTGGTAATTGGATTAACTATGTTGATTCAATTGTAGAAGGTCCTGGAAATACTGAGTATAGAAAAATATATAGCTATAAAGAAGGGTATTATGAAGAAAATGGTATACCTTATAGAGCTGGTTTTGACAGAAAACAAAATAAATATATGGCTGTTATTCCTAACAACACTCAAACAACATCACAAAATGCTTTACCAGGTCAAGTTATATTTGGCAACCAATCATCAGGTATAAAAGCTTATTATGCAACAGTTACTATGAAAACAGATGGAACCACAAATCCTAATGGATTAAAAGAGTTGTTTGCTGTAAGTAGTACTTTTGCTCCATAAAATTAAATTAAATGAACAAAATAACAGTGCAAAAACAAGCGCTAGCTACGCAAGAATTTAGAAATAAAATAATTAAAATAGAAAATCAATTGTTGTCTAGTAAAAATCCTAATGTAGTTAAAGGTAATTCTAGTTTTTTTCCATTAACACATTCTTTTTCAGAAGGCATATACGTAAGAGAAATGTCTATGCTTAAAGGTGGTGTTGTTATAGGTAAAATTCACAATAGATCTCAAACTTGGTTTTTGATGAAAGGTAAGCTTAAAATAGCAAATGAAAACGGAACTATAACCTACAATGCTCCTACTTATGTAAATGGTTTAGCTGGCGCAAAAAGAGTTATATATGCCTTAGAGGATTCAGTCTTTGTAAATGTACATCCAAACCCTAGTAATGAAAAAAATATAGAAAAATTAGAAAAAATGCTTACATGCGAAACGTATGAAGCATTTGAAGAATACAAACAGAAAAATAAAATAATATGAGCATGGTAGCCGCCGGTATAATTAGCGCCGGCACAAGTATAATCGGAAGTTTTATCGGTGGAAGCCGAGCAAAAAAAGCAGCCAGAGAAGCAAGAGCAGAGAAAAAAAGACTTGCAGCTGAACTTAAAACATTAGAAGAAAATAGAGATCCTATAATGAACCCGTATGCTAATATTACTAACTTAAGTGGTTTAGCAACAGACGTAAGCGGTATGGCTAGTAACCAGTTTGCTAATTTAGGCGTAGCAACTCAAGCTGCCGAAATGCAAGCTGAACAAGCAGATATAGCTTTAGCAAATAGTTTAGACGCAATTAGATCCACAGGCGCAGGAGCTGGAGGCGCAACAGCTTTAGCTCAAGCAGCGTTAGAAAGTAAAAAAGGTATATCAGCAAGTATAGAACAACAAGAGGCTCAAAACGAAAAACTAAGAGCACAAGGAGAAGAAAGATTAGAAGGTATAAAAATGTCTGAAGCACAAAGGCTACAAGGTATTGGGTTATCTGAAGGACAAAGAATGCAACAGTCAGAAGCGCAAGGTTCTATATTTACACAAAACATGAATGAAGCTAGGCAAAATTCACAAATAGATAGAGTAGCACAACAAATGGGTATGGCCGCGCAAGCACAAGCGCAAGCAAATGCAGATCAAACAAACGCTATAACATCAGGTATTTCAGCTGTTGGATCAATAGGTAGTGCTTTTATGTCTGGTGGCGGAAAGCAACTTTACAACCCACAAACAGGAGCAAAACTATAACAAGATGGCATATAATTTCGAAAACGTGACACCGTATGTGTCAACTTCTAATCAAACAGCAGCAAACAACCAAATGCTAGTTAGTGGTTTTCAAAACTCAATGAGAACTTTTCAAGCGTTAGAGCAGCAAAGACTTAAAGAAAATTCTAGAAAAAACGCTTTAATTGATAAAGATATAAAAGATGCAGAAGCGGCTTGGAATTTATCTGTTGGCGAAGCAAGAAAAACTGGTAAAGTTGTAGATCTTGATTCTAAATTAAAAGATTTAAAAACAGAGTACTATAGATTAAATCAGTCAAGAAAAAATGAAGACGCCAACATAAGTGAAATAGACTACAAGCTAAGTCAAATACTTACAATGCCAGATAATTTAAAAAACATGGTAGAAAACTTAGGTGTTGATGGAACAGAATGGAGCACTAAAAAACCAGGTCAAACAAACCCCGCGCAAGATCCTAACTTAAGTATGTTTTTAAATACTGTGACTCAAGCTAAATCTTTTGAAGCTCCTGTGTATGATGAAAATAATAATGTAATAAAGCCAGGTTTTAAACAAGAATATAGTTTTGATTTAGACACTTATAGTTGGAATTTATCTACAAGTAGAGTTGATTCTATTGGTGAAATTCCTTTTTACAGTATAAACAGTAATTCTTATGACGCAATGGATATGGGTTTATACAATCCAGTTGACAAACCTTTGAATTCATATGTTTCAATAGGAGAAAAAAATGGTTTATACGGAAGTAAATTAGTAGAGGGAGAATATGTTTCAGACACGTCAGTATTAAATCCTGATTTTATTAAACCTTTAGCTAAAATTCAAATATATGACAAAGATAAAAACGGTAATCCAATAGCAGCTATTCCAGGTAAAGAAATTTACCAAATGCAAGAAGTTGTTGATATTGAAAAAATAAAAGCAAGTTTAGATATACCTTTACAAACGGCAGCATCTGCTTATTTAGTAAGCCCTACAGTAGCGGCAACAGCTTGGAATAATGATTTCATGAAACAAAAAGAAGTTCGTGCTGATGGAACTAAATTTATTCCTGAGGGTGAAGACGAAAGATTATATGAAATGTGGGATGCAAACACTCCACTTACTACAGATCAAAGAAGCTTACTATCACAAAGATATAAAGACAAGTTTTATGAAAACCTAGACAACTCAGGAATGCTTGAGCCTTCTAAAGATGGAGTTCCTTTTGGGCCAGGTAAAAGTAGCGCTAAAGATACATCTCCAGATGATAAAATAAAAGGTTTTATTGCAGGAGTAGATATGATCAAAGCAAATAATATTAATGGCATGGGCGCAGCTTGGCTTTTAAATGATGAAGGAACTGCTTATAAATTAAAAGCATATAGAAAAAATCCTTTTGATGATGGTAGTTATGTTTGGGTTGATGTAGGTGGAGTTCCTGCTATTTCATTAGGTGATACAACTGCTTTTGCAGCAGCAATAAACAATTAAATAAAAACACATGGCAGAAATTATATACGTAACAGGAGAAGGTGACGAATACACTGAATCTCAGTTAATAGAACTTGCTGAAAAAAACGGCAAAAGTGTTGAAGAATTTAAATCTTTAATAGGAGCTGTTTTAAAACAAAGTCAAGAAATAAAAAAAGAACCGATCTCAAAAGCAACTCAGGGTGCAGCTGCGGGATCGAAAGAAAACAATGTACCCGACGTTATGGAGCCGTTTTCGGTAAATACTTCTACGGTATCACTAGACAAGTATCTTGTAAGTGCTAGCGATTTAGCTGGTGACGAAACAGATGTTGTCAAAAATATAAATAGAAAACTTTCACAAGTAGGTTTAAATTCAACAGAAGGAACTGCCTGGGGTAGTTTAGATGCTATTAATTTATCAAAATTTAATGCAAAAGGTATTGAAGACACCGAACGTTTAATACCACTTTTGGGTATTGAAGCGTTAATGCAAGGTATATCTGTAAGTGACGATGATGATTTAGCTGCTTCTGCTGAAAAAATTAACGAATATATAAAAAATAATGGTAATCCTAATTACTTAAACGAAGCTAATGCAAGAAGTGCTGGTGTTTTTGAAGAATATAATAAATATATTAAAGCTCCAGAAATAGAAAATATTGAGCAAGAATACTGGAGTAGTCTTAGAAATAAATTTGCAAAAATTAAAAAAACATTAACAACAGGTAGTTTTTCTGATATATTTGATACTTCACCGAAAAGAACAAAAGACGGGACCGTTATATATAGAGAAGAACTTACTGAAAAAGATTTTGATTCACAAAGAGAATTTGAATTATATCAAATTTATGAAAAAGGAGGAGATTTTGGAAAAGCATCAGAAGAAGAATTATTAAAATTTGATGCACAAAGAAAAGCAGATTACAAAGCAAGGAGATCTTCTGAGTTTGCTAATGATTTAGATCAAAAAACTAGAGATGATATATTAGCGCTGACTTTTAATTTACAAAACCAGGCTATTGAAACAGTTAAAAATTTACCTGAAGAAGCAAAAAAATTTGAATCTGAACTTAATACTTATAGAGCAAACGAAGAAGCATACGCAAAAGCTCCATCATTTGAAGGTTGGACAAATCTTACTACAGATTTTGAAAACTTGATAGAATCTCAAGCAAACCTACAAGAAAGTGAAAAATTAGTTAATCAATACATTGACGTAGCTCCACTAGCTATTAAAAATTTTGGAGCGGATTACAACAGACTTAGACAGTTAAGAACTGGTTTTAAAAACATAGGTGTGGATATGATGTATATTGTAAATCAAATGGATCAATTATCTGGCGAAATATCTTATAGAGCTACAGGTAATCCTATGATGAAAATTCAAGCTCAACTTGGCGAAGATCAAATAGTAGATCTTAGTAAAAGTATCGACAAGGAAACAGCTACATATCAAGAGTCTTTAAAAATTGACGAAATAAAATCTGCATCTGACGCAGGTAGATGGGTGGCGGCAAGTACTACAGAGCTTATACCTTCTTTTAGTATGGCTTTAACTGGTTCAGCAGCTCTTCCTTTGTTTTTTTTAAGTGGAGCAGGTAGCGCTGGTTTAGAGGTTGCTAAAGATCAAAAAGATGCAGCGATTCGTTTAAAGCAAAATTTAGAAAAATTAGAAACAGCTGAAGATCCTTTTTCTATTATGGCGCTAGAGTCTGAAATAGAGAAAGATAAGAAAACATTAAAAATTACTCCTGGACAAAAACTAACTAAACAATTTATTGATGGAATTGCAGAAGTTATGTTTGAAAAATACGGTACAATGCTACTGTTGAAGCAAGCTAAGAAAGGTTTAAAGATGATACCTAAACAAACTATTACTGAGTCTATAGTTTTTGCTGGTAAAGAAATGGCCACTGGTTTAAACAGAGAAGGATTATCAGAATGGGGTACAAACGCAATTCAAAACTGGTCTTCAATATATGTTTTAGATCAAAATAAAAATTTATTTCCAGAAGGCGCTGTAGGTGTAGAAAAATTCAAAGGTGTTTTTACTGGAGGCTTAGAAGTTTATGCTAAAGGAGCGTTAATGGGTGGTGCTATAAGCGGTACAAACGGTATAGCGGCTATAAAACAAGCTATAGCAAGTGAGCTTTATACTAAAGCAGATTTAGCAAAATTAAAAAATAACCTTAAAGCATTTAAAGAATTAACAGGTATTAATCTAGCTCAAAACTCTAGTTTAGATATAACTAATATACCTCTTCCTATGAGAACACCAGAGGTTAATGCTTTAATAGAAGAATTGCAAAGTGAGAAATTTAAATTAGATTCAGATGTTTTAAATAGATTAGGTACGGATTTAACTTTAGAACAAGCTTATGAAATAGGAGAAGTTAATTATAAAATTAGAGAAAACAGTAGAGCTTTTCAAGAAGCTTCTATGAATCCTAACATAACACCAGTTCAATTAAGGCAACTAGAAACTAAGTATAGAAACAACTTTAATGAATTAATGGGAGAGAGAGAAAGTCTTTTAACTAATAAAGATGCTTCTTTAGATAATTTAAAAAACAAAACACTTAATCAATTAAAGCAAGAGTTTAACTTAGGATATCAAATGTATTCAACAAGAATGCAAGCAGCCTCTTTTTTTAATCTTAATAAACAATGGGATAAACTTTCGCAAGAAGAAAAACAATCTTATTATGATAAGGTTAGAGAAGTTAACACAGAAGGAATTGAAGGAAAAGGTAAAGAACTTTATTTTAAAGAACAATATACTAAAGGTTTTGATAGTGGTTTAGAAAACGCTAAAGCTTTTGCTGATCAGTTTATTACTAAAGATATTAATTTTGTAATTGCCGAAGGTAAAGATAAAAATAAACAAATACTTATAGCTTATGCTAGGGCTTTAGAAGACTCTGGACTTAAAGAAAAAGATAAAAAAGAAAGGCTAGCTAGAGTGACAGAAGCTTTAAACGACGGAAGTTTTGATGGTGTATCAGAAGGTAATTTTATTATTATAGATAAAGATGCTTCTATAGAAAAAATGAGAACAGGCATTGCTGCTCATGAAGTTTTACACCCTTACGTAAAACAACAATTTAAAAATCAGAAAAATATAGACGAAAAAGGTCAAGAGCTTTTAGACTATATGGAAAAATCTCAACCTGATTTACATGCTCAAGTTATATTTAGATTAGAAAGTAGCTACACTAAAAAAGATGCAGATGGAAAATTTGTAAAAGACGCTGCTTATTATGAAGAAGCTTTAAACGCTTTATCAGATGTGTTAGCAGATAACAGTGGCGAGTTTGGTTCTGAAATAAACGCTGACACTATAAACGTGATAAGAAATTTTATAAACTTAATGCTGCCGTCAGCTTTGCAATTTAAAGAAAATGAAGGATTTAATGTTTTTCAGTTTGTTAAAAATTTTAATGGATCTGCACATTTTGGAGGTAAGTTTAAAGACAAAGGTAAAGTACCAGCAGCAACAATGCCTGAAGACGAAAAACAAGATAGAGCACAAACATTATCTTTGAGTAAATCTGCTCAAGCTGCTAAAAAAATAGTAGATGATATTGGATTAGCTAACAACTATGATCCTAATTCTGAAGCTTTAGCTAAGCAACTTCCTGGCATGATAGATGCTGTTATATCAAAAACTTTTAAAGGTTTAAGAAACGAAGTTCAAAAAGAATTAAACCAAGGCGTTCAGTTTGCTTTAATAAATCCTAGTAGAACAGGTAAAAGTGATTTAAATAGTTTTATTCCAGCTGAATATGATAATGATGGTAAAAAAATAAAAGGTAACACAAGTTTATATGGATATTTAAACTTTAGAATAAACAAAAGAATACTAGACGTATTAAGATTAAATCCAACTTTGATAAACAATTATCAACAACAAATTGATGATTCAACGCTTCAAATTTCTGGAGACGCTAACGTAAAAACAAACGCAGCTGTAACAGAAAAACAAAAATACAAAAGTTTATTAGCTAGTAAAGTTTTTGATACCGATGCTTTAAAAAATGTTAATCAAAAAATAATCAAAACTGTTAGAGTTTTAAAAAATCGTATTGACAAAGCTGTTTCTAAAAACGTCACACAAACACCTATAGTTAGAGAAATAAAACAATCAATAGCTAACGATGTTGACATTGATATTAAAAAAGAAATGGGTGGCAAAGCAAATGATAAGTTTAAAAACTTTTTAATAAAAAACAAAAAAGCCATACTAGAAAACGCAACAACTAGTTGGTTGTCTGTTGCTTTTCCTGCAGCAATACAGAAAAAAGTAAACGGAGTTTTTACCTCTGACTGGAAAGGCAAAGTAATAGATATATCTGACACATCTACTAATCAAGCAGGTATGACATCAGGTTTTCAATTAATAAGAAGATTACCTAACGCTAATAACCAAATAAGTGATGAGCAATTTTTAGATAATTACTTTAAAAATGGCAACGTGATCGCAAGTAAAAAAGAATCTTTAGCTAAAGAATTAGGTGCTGAAGTTAGTTTTGAAATAATGAGTAGAGATTTAGCAACTCAAGGACCTATATATCAAGCGTTGGTTAAAAACCAACAAGCTTTAGGTTATGTTTTTGCTGACAACACTATTGAAAACCTTAGCAACCAAATGGAACGTGGTCAAATTAAATTTAGCGTTACTTCGCAAGAAATGACGCAAGGTTTGTATGATTTATTAGATGTTGCTGTAAACTATGATACGAATAATTCTAATTTTATAGAAGCAAAAGAGTTGCAACCAAAAGAAATACAAGACGAATGGGATAACTTAGGTTTAAACGAATTGTTTGGCGATGGAGTTTCAGGTTTTAAAAGTCCTTTAATTCAATTATTTGAGCAAGATAAAATGCCAGCTATATTTAAACCATACATGTATGTTTACAGGCAAACTATAACTGCTAGAGCTCAAGAAGTATCAATGGACCAATTAAGAGATTTTTCCGAAGCTTTAATGAAAGAAATGCCTTCTGATTTAGTTAAGTTTTTAGGTCCAGATGTATTTGCTATAACTAATAGGTATTTAGACGGTGCAATTACAAAAAGAGATAAAAAAGGTAATATTATACCTGACGCGCAGGGTAAATATGTAGCTCTAGCAAACTTAAGAAAAGAAATAATTGAAAATGTAGATAACTTAGACTTACCTTTTAACCCTGCAGATATTGAGATATTTAATTCTTCTTCAGGATTAATGCAGCAAATAGGTAACGTTTTAAGTAAAAAGATTTCAAAAGCTGATAAAATTAAAGAAATAGAGAGAAGATTTGGAGACAGAATAAGAGCTGCAAACGCGGCTAATCATGCTGCTTTAGGGTATTTAATGGACAAAGCTACTGAGTTATTAGCTTCTAAACCAGAGTTAGCTCCAGGTTTCATGAGATGGCAGGAATCTAATACAAGTAACGCTAGAGGAATGAGAGGTTTAACAACTTTAAATTTATTAGACATACGTGAAGGCTCTCAAGCCGCAAATGAATTTCATCCAGATTATTTACAAGCAGTTGAATATGCTACCGAGGCTGCGGAAAAAGCTTACAACAAACTTTCAAATAAAAGAAAAAGTTTAGTTTCTTTAGAGTCTTATACTCAAAATAGATTAAACAGCCCAACAACAAGCCCTATGTCTTACTTAAGGTTTAAAGGCGAGCATGTTGATCCTGCTGCAAATGTTTCATTATCTTTAGCCGAAATAGTTTTAAATAATGCTGCTAAAGTAATTAAAACACCTGTAGAGTTAGAAACTATATTAACTTATCAAGCAATAGAGGTTGGTGAGGCTATTGCTAATTATACTCAAACACTAGGGGTTAAACTATATTCAGACATACAAGATGACGCTCCAGGAGGAACAACAAGTAGGGCTAGAGATTTTAGGATGTTAGCTTTAAACAAAGGTCAAAGAAATAATTTCACAACCTTAGATGGTATTTCTGGTGACAACTATATAAAAAACGAAATAATAAAACTAAGTGACAAAATAAATATAGACGAGCTAACTAGTATTAATTCTAAACAAAAAGCAATACAAAACGCTGAGTCATATAAATTATCATTAACACCTAAAGGTATAACTGTTTTAGACTTTGACGATACGTTAGCCATAACTAAATCTAACGTACTTTACACAATGCCTGATGGCGTAAAAGGAAAAATAGATGCTACAGAGTTTGCAGCTAGATCTGCAGAGCTTGAATCTAAAGGAGCTAAATTTGATTTTAGCGAATTTGACAAAGTTATAGACGGTAAAACAGCGCCATTATTTAAAAAAGCTTTAAAACTACAAGAAAAATTTGGGCCTACTAATATGTTTGTTTTAACAGCAAGACCTATGACTGCTGCTCCTGCAATAGAGGCGTTTTTGAAAACCAACGGATTAAACATACCTATAAAAAACATTACAGGATTAGAAGATGGTAAAGCATCTGCAAAAGCAGACTGGGTTTTAAACAAAGCTGCTGAAGGATATAATGATTTTTATTTTGCTGACGATGCTATCAAAAATGTTAAAGCTGTAAGAGACGCTTTAGAAACTGTAGATGTTAAATCAAAAGTTCAACAAGCTAGAATTAATTTTAGCAAAACATTTAGCACTAGATTTAACGACATGATAGAAAGAAACAAAGGAGTTGCTTCAGAAGCAAGATACTCTGAAATTGTAGCAAGAAGAATGGGAGCAGGTATTGGTAAATATAAAGTTTTTCTACCTCCTTCTGCCGAAGATTTTGAAGGTATGACTTCTTATGTTTTTGCTGGTAAAGGAAAACAAGGTAACGAAGATCAAAAGTTTTTTCAAGACGCTTTAATAAAACCTTACATGAAAGGAGTTTCTGCAATAGAAAATAGTAAGCAAACATTATTAAAAGATTATAAAAACTTACAAGCTTTATCAAAGGAAAATAGATTAAGTAAACTAATTCCTTCTGGAGATTTTACTTATGACCAAGCTGTAAGAGTGTTTTTATGGACTAAAGCTGGATATGAAATACCTGGTATATCAAAAAGAGACGCTGCTAAACTAAATCAACTAGTAGCAGGTGATCAAAAATTAAGTGCTTTTGCAAACTCTGCATTATTAATGAGTAAAGAAAATGTTTGGCCTGAACCAAGTAAATACTGGGACACTCAATCGTTATTGTCTGATTTAAATAGCATGAATGATGGAGTAAAAAGAAAAGAATATTTAGCAGAGTTTATAGAAAATGTTGATGAAATATTTAGCGATCAAAATTTAAACAAAATACAAGCTTTATATGGCACAAGACAAAGAGATGCTTTAGAAGATATAATATATAGAATGAAGACTGGTACAAACAGACCTTCAGGTAGCAACAAGATAACAAACAAATGGAATAATTGGGTAAATAACTCTATTGGTGCTATTATGTTTTTTAACAGAAAATCAGCATTGCTACAAACTTTGTCAACAGTAAACTTTATTAATTGGTCAGATAATAATCCTGTAAAAGCTGGTATTTCATTTGCAAATCAACCACAGTTTTGGAAAGATTTTACTTATATATTTAATTCTAATAAATTAAAAGAACGTAGATCAGGACTAAAAATTAACGTAAATGAATCTGAAATAGCTAACGCTGCAAAAGGAGCTAAAAATAAAGCAAATGCAGTTCTTGCTAAGATACTAGAAAAAGGATTTTTACCTACACAAATGGTGGATAGTTTTGCTATAGCGGCAGGTGGAGCTTCTTTTTATAGAAATAGAGTAAATACTTATATAGGTCAAGGTTTAACTAAGCAAGAGGCAGAAGCTAAAGCATGGGAAGATTTCTCTGCAATAGCAGATTCAACACAACAGTCGTCAGATCCGTTGCTAATATCACCTCAACAAGCTAGTACAATTGGTAGACTTGTTTTGAATTTTCAAAACGTTACAATGCAGTATACTAGGTTAATGAAAAAAGCTGGTTTAGATTTAATAAAAAGAAGAATATCTCAAGGTTATGAAACTCAATTACAAAGTGATTTATCTAATATATCTAAAATAATATATTACGGCGCTGTTCAAAACGCTATATTTACTGCTTTACAAAATGCTTTGTTTGCGTTTTTACCTGGGTTTGATGAAGATGAAGATGAAGAAAGAAAAGATGCAAATTTAGACAAAAAGACAAGTAGAATGTTAAATAGCATGTTAGATACTTTGTTAAAAGGATCAGGTCTTACTGGTGCAACTATTTCAGCTATTAAAAATGTTGTTATGAAATATAACGAACAAGAAAAGAAAGGATATATGGCTGATCATACTTACACTATACTTGAGGCTGCTAATATTTCCCCACCTATTGGATCTAAATTAAGAAAAATATACAGCGCTATACAAACAAATAAGTTTGAAAAAGCTGTTATAGCTGAAAGAGGATTTGATATTACAATAGATGGTAAGTTTAATTTAAGTCCTAAATACCAAGTACTAGGCTCTTTAGTTGAAGGTGTTACTAATTTTCCTGCTGATAGAATTGTTTCAGAAATTAACGCAATTGCAGAATCTTTAGATACTAGAAACACTAAATACCAAAGATTAGCTTTAGGTTTAGGTTGGAGAGCTTGGGATGTAAATGCTAAAAATGAAGAAAACGATTTAATAAAGCAAGAAGCAAAAGAAAAAAAGAAAATAAAAAGTAAAGAAAAATCTAAAATTAAAGCTAAGTCAAAAAGAGATAAAGCTAAAGAATTAAAAGCAGAAGAAGCTAAAAGAAAAGCTGATGAGTTTAACGCGTTGACTAAAAAACAGCAAGACTCTATATTAAATGCGTATTATAATTAAAACTTAAATAAACAAAAAATGATAGTAAAAATGAAAAAACTTTGGAACTCATTAATGTATAGGTTAATGTTTAAGAATTACGAATGTGAATGTGAAAATAAAAAATAATATGAAAAAACTAATAATACTAGTAATGCTACTATGTAGCTGTGGAAGTTATCAATACATTAATGATACTATGCTTATAACAGAGACAACAGACGTTTCTGTGTTTAGCGATTACAATACTAATATTATACGTTTTGTTATTAAGCCAATAAAGCCAAGATTTTATTATGCTAATAATTACGGATATTGGGGTATGAGACCTTTGTGGTATGATTTTGATTTTTATCAAGGCAGTTATTATTCTTATTATTCTAGCTTTTACAGACCGTGGAATTACTGGGATTATTACCTTAGACCTTGGAATCAAGGGCCTTTTAATAATCAAGGTTATAATGTGGTTTATAATTCTAGCAGAAGAACTATGAAAGTTAAAGATAAAATAGCCTTAGGTAAACTAAGTAGATCTAGACTCGTTATAAATAACAAACCAGTTGTAACTTATAAACCAGTTGTAAAGCCAGTAATAAATTACAATAGGCTAAAACCTATAATAAACAATAGCTATAATAAACCTAGCTTTAATAGTAAACCTAGTTTTAATTCTAGGCCAAGTTATAATTCAAAACCAAGTATTAATAATTCACCTTCTTTAGTTGTAAGAAGTTTAAAAAAAGGAAGCTAAAATGAGTAACAAAATTTCAGAAAACACTGAATTAAATTTAGATTTAAAAACACTTGCTATAATTGTAAGTTTTGTTGTAACTGTTGTAGGCATGTGGTTTGCTCTTCAAAAAGATATAGATCTTGCTAAAGAACTACCTAAGCCAGAGGTTAGTAGAACTGAGTATGATTTAAAAGATCAACTAATCAGGGAGACAATAATGAACACGCAAGACAAGGTGGAGCAAAATAGTGAAAAATTAGATAAAATTGACGAAAAGCTTTACCAGATAATTAAAAAATAAAACTATGAAAAATATATTAACTTTAGCAATGTTATTGCTTTCTAGCGTGTTATACTCACAAAAATACGTTTTAGTAGAAATAAACTCTGAGTGGAATTTAAAAAACTCTGCTAAAATTGACAAAGTTAAAAATGTGGAACATAGAATAACTTATTTAGAAGATCAAACACCTTCTTTTAAGAAAAAAATAAAATCTGTTCCGCTTGCTATATTATATAAAGACAACGACGCTATAGCTAGATGGGATGCTGATATAAGTTTTAAACTTATAGTTACTGAGGAGCAGATAAAAAAAGCTATAAAAGACAATGAGTAATATAAGCAAACACATAACTTTAGCTGAAGCAATACACTCAAACACAGCTAAAAGATGTAATATAGATAACACACCTAACGAAGAACAAACTAACAATATGAAAATGTTAGCTGAAAAAATATTCGAACCATTAAGATTATGGGTTGGTGG